GACTGGTTCTCAAGGAATGCCTCCAGTAACAAGACGGCTCGCGTGTGCATTGCGGACTACATCATCGGCCGCATCACCCCGCCGTTCGACAAGGACGGGGAGCCGAACTACCGCGTAGGGCAGAAGGTGCTGCTGACGGACGGTAGCACCGGAGAGATTCGGGCGGTAGACACCAGCAAGAACACTAACATGCACTACCGTGTACGAAGCAACCGCGGCTGGGTGTTCGACCGTGACATCCTCGGCCTCGCAGATGACGCATGACCCGTTCGTGTCCTGCCAAGGCTGTCCTAAGCACGTGCTCGGTTGCCGCCCCACCTGTAAGGGCTGGGCGTTCCGAGAGAGGAAGAAGCGCGCCGAGTACGCGCTTAGGGAGATACAACAGTCCGCGGTGCCCGACCACGCAGGGTACAAAGCAATCCTACGCAAACGCATCCGAAGCAACCAGATGAAGGGGAGGTAGACCATGCAGCGCAATCCCGAACCCGACCCGCACGTGCGGCTGGAAATCGCAGAGGACGGCACCGTTACCGCAATCCATCCGGCAGAACCCAAGGAGGCTCGACTATGAAACCAACCCGTCGCCTTACCCGCCGCGAGTATGCAGAAAACGCCGCGCTGCTGGCCGGGATCAAAACGGTTCCAGTTAACCACCAACCAGGCGACATCATAGGATACGGGCGCTATCCTTACCCGCTGCGATTTGCGAAGGAACTGGACGCCGCGCCAATGACCCCGCGCCTCAAAGCCACGGCGTTCCTGCCCGCAGAAACGGCCCGCAGGATACGGCGCGCAGAAAACATTGGGCTGATCCTCTCCGTGGTTCTGGCGGCGATCCTGCTCGCTATGATGGTGACGATCTCATGAAAACGAAGCTTGACCAGCTGGACGCACAACTGCTATCAGAGGCCGACCCCGAAAAGCGGGCCGCCCTGATGGAACAGATCGAGGAGGAGGAGGCCACCCCATGAGAAAGTATCTTCGCGCCATCGCAAGCGCCAACATGAATCTGCTGGGCATTCAGCACCCGAATAAGAAACAGGCGATCAATCCGGGAAAGCAAAACGCCTGGATGCGGTTCCGCAATCGGTCATATCTGGTCACTCGGCGCAGCCTATTCGGGGCAGGCTGGCGGAATTTATGCACGCCGAAAGCAACTCGGCTGTCGATGAAAAATGCGATGGAACGTGAACGCAAGAACGACGAGAAGCGCAAGGCCGGATTGTTCAAAACGATTGTGCGCAAACCCGCTTGACAACCCGCGCTGATAGTGCTATCATTATCCTATCAGCAGAAAGGAGCGCAATATGTACACGTGCCCCGAGTGCGGCGCGCACCTTGACAGCATGTCGGAGCGCTGCGACTGTACGAAAATGCCCTGCGTAGCGGCGAAACTGCGCAGGGCGGGCGAAAGGAAGGTGCGAGCTAATCTTACACCCAAACACGTAAAACGTCAAGTAGATAAAATAGAAGCGAATTGGAAGGAGTGGGATCAATCATGACATCAACGCTTACTCACTGGAAGAAGCTAGAGAACCCTGACTATATCGGTTCATACGCCTTCCAGCCAAACGAAACAAAGACGCTGACCATCGCCAGCGTTAACCGCGAAGAAGTCACTGGCCCTGATGGGAAGAAGGAAGAATGCACCATCGTTCATTGGCGCGAGAACGAGAAGCCGATGATCCTGAACGCCACAAACGGCAAGATGATCCAAAAGCACGCCGGAACCCCCTACATCGAACAATGGGCGGGCGTTCGACTTGATCTTACCGTTGAGAAAGTCAAGGCTTTTGGCGAAGTGGTCGAAGCCGTCCGCGTCAAAAAGACCAAGCCGGAACAGCCCCAACAGGCGGCAACCCAGCAGCCGGTCTGTGCCGACTGCGGAAACCAAATCTCTGCGTCGGGCGAGTTCTCGGCCGCAGCTATCGCCAAAAGCACGTTAAGCAAATTCGGCGCAACGCTGTGCCTTGCCTGTGGTACGGCGCGGAAGAATAAGACAGCAGAAGCGCCGGCAGCCCCGGCAGAAGGAAACGGAGAGGTAGCGCCAGATGAAAACAACGAAGATCAAGATCAGTAACCTGTTCGGGGTTTCCGAGCTGGAACTTGACGGCAAGAGCGTTGAGCTGACCGGCAAGAACGGCACAGGGAAATCATCTGTGCTGGACGCGATTCGCTACGCCCTGACCAACACCAGCGAGCGCGACTTCATAATCAAGCAAGGCGAAAAAGAAGGCGAAATCCTGGTCGAGTGCGGCACGGCGTTGCGCATTGACCGCAAGAAGCGCACCGAGCAGGCTGATTACAAATCGGTCAAGCAGGACGGCCGCGAGGTTGGCGGGGCGGAGGGTTTCCTGAAAACCTTCATCACGCCGATGCAGCTTGACCCTGTCGGGTTTGTCAACATGAGCAAGGCCGAGCAGAACCGCCTGATTCTGGACATGATCGAGTTCGACTGGGATCTGGAATGGATCCGCGCGAAGTTTGGCGAGTTGCCGGAGGGCGTTGACTTCGGCCAAAACATCCTGCAAGTCCTCAACGATATTCAGGCCGAAAGCGGAACCTATTTCCAGCGTCGGCAGGAGATCAACCGCGACGCCCGGCTTAAAAAGGGCTTTATCGAAGAAATCGCCCGCGACATCCCCGCCAACTACAACGCGACGGTCTGGGAGGCTTACGATCTCGGCGCAAAGTACAGGGAGATCGAGCAGGCTACGGCCACCAACAGCCAGATTGAGCGCGCAAAAGCCTTCCTTGCCGCCGCCGACAACAAACTACGCGCCGTTGATGCGGACTACGAAATCAGAGTATCGGCAGAAGAAAAGGCCATTGCCAACGAACGCGCTTCCATCGCAGAAAACATTGCTCGGATGGAGGAGCAGATCAAGTCCGAGCGTGAACGCCTCGGCACCCTTGATGGCAAACTGGCCGACAAGCGTGCCAAGCTAGACGCACAGCGTGCGGAAGCTAAAGCGACACTGGGCGGCGACCTTAAAACCGCACAGGCATATGCTACTAAATCCCCTGTCGAAACCGCCGCGATGCAGGAAGAAGTAACCACCGCCGAGGCCATGAAAAAACACCTGCGCGAGTTCGCCCGGATGCAGACCATGCAGGCCGAGCTTGAAACGCTTACCAAACAGAGCGACGCATTGACCGCTAAGATCGAACTGGCGCGAAATCTACCAGGCGAAATCCTGCAAACCGCAACGCTTCCCATCGACGGGCTGACCGTGGTTGATGGCAAGCCGCTGATTCATGGGTTGCCTGTAAGCAACCTGTCTGATGGCGAAAAGCTGAACCTGTGCGTAGATGTGGCGCTTGCCAAACCGAGTGGGCTGCAAATCATTCTGATTGACGGAGCGGAAAAGCTGAGCGACGACAACCGCGCGGCACTGTATGCGCGGTGCAAGGACAAAGGACTGCAATTTATAGCAACGCGTACTGACAATTCGGACGAGCTGACGGTCCATTATCTGTGAGGAGGGCAACCGTGAACATTCAGCGCGAATGGGCAATGCCTAACAAAAAAACATTCACCATCGCTCCAATCAAGGCGTTTGTTGAGCGCGCGATAGCGGGGGCGGCGGTAATCATTGACCCATTCGCCAATGAATGCAAATACGGTACTGTGACAAACGATCTCAACCCCATCTACGATACGACCTGCCATATGGACGCGCTTGACTTCCTCCGTTTACAGCCTCCAATGAGCGCAGACGTTATCCTGTATGACCCGCCCTACAGCTTGCGCCAGGTTAAGGAATGCTATGAGAGCGTCGGAATACAAATGACGCAGGAGAAAGCGCAGGCATCGTGGCGTGCCCGTCACCTTGATGAAATAGCGCGAATCCTTAAAATCGGTGGTAAGTGTCTATGCTTTGGCTGGAACAGTAACGGCGTAGGCATGAAGCGAGGCTTTGAAATGGTCGATGTTTTAATCGTTCCACACGGTGGGAGCAAAAACGACACCATCTGCACCCTTGAAAGAAAAGAACGCGATCAACAAAAAATTGCCATGGAGGGATAATCTCAATGATCCCAACCGCCGAAAACTATTTTTCCCCGGAGGCCAACCGCGAGTATTTTAGCGTAAGCCAGTTCAAATCATTTCTGGACTGTGAAGCCTGCGCTATGGCAGAACTGCGCGGAGAGTACCAGCGCGAGGAAACGACAGCACTTCTGGTTGGCAGCTATGTGGACGCGCATTTCAGCCGCACGCTCGATCTGTTTCGCGCCCAGCATCCAGACATCTACACGCACACCGGTTCGCTCAAATCCGACTACCAGCAGGCCGACGAGATCATTGCCCGGTTGGAACGCGACCCGCTTGCCATGATGATGCTGGACGGAAATATTCAGAGCATCTATACTGGGACGATCCAGGGCATTCCTTTCAAAGCCAAACTGGACTGTCTGTTGAGCGCCGACCAATGCGATAAGATTGCGGCTGCATATCCTCGAATGGACGATCTTCTGTTCGCGAGCGGAGCAATCGTCGATCTGAAAATCATGCGCGACTTCAAGCCTCAGTACAAAGAAGGCGAAGGGAAACTTAGCTTCATCGACTTCTGGAAGTACGACCTTCAGCTGGCAATTTACCAGCGGCTCTTCGCCCAGCAGAACGAAGGCGAGCTTTTCCCCTGCTACATTCTGGGAGCAACCAAAGAAAAGGTAACGGATATTGGGCTGTTCCGAATCCCGCAAGAACAACTGGACGCGGCGATTGAAGTCTATACGCCCGAAATGCTTCCTCATGCGGCCGCTGTCAAAGCGGGCGAGATCGAACCGGAACGCTGCGGTGAGTGCGATTATTGCAAACAGTCCAAAATTCTTACCTGTGGGCAATTGCTGGGGGATTATTGAGATGCATCCAGTTGTGATGGTTGATACGCGTGAGCAGAAAAACCACGTTACGGACTATCTCAACGCCCACAGCATCCCCAACGTGCGTAGCAAGGTGTATGTTGCGGACTACACCCTGCTGCACGATCAAAGCATCTGCATAGACCGCAAGCAGAACTTAAGCGAGGTTTGCAACAATGTCTGCCAGCAACACGAAAGATTTAAGGCTGAACTTCTACGCGCTCAATCGGCCGGAATCAAGTTAATTTTTGTGGTCGAACATGGAGGCACAATCACATCGCTTGACCGCGTGATGGACTGGGTGAACCCGCGCCTGAAAACATCGCCTTATGCCGTGTCGGGCGAGAAGTTGCACAAGATCATGGTGACGCTGGCGGAAAAGTATGGCGTGGAGTGGCGCTTCTGCCAAAAGCGAAACACTGGCAAGGTTATTTGCCAAATACTTGGAATCGAAACGAAAGAAGGAGAATCTGATTGAACCATCTTACGATTATCGGAAATCTAACCTTTGACCCGGAAACAAGAACGCTGGATTCGGGGCATACTGTGTGCAACTTCACCGTGGCCGTGAATCGGCGCAAGGTATCGCAAAACACCAACCAACCTGACGCAGACTTTTTCAAAGTGTCGGCGTGGGACAAGCGCGGCGAAGTGTGCCAGAAATATCTTGCCAAAGGCCGCAAGGTTGCCGTAACCGGCGCGGTATCAGCCAGAGCATACGAAGCCAAGGATGGGAGCGGAGCGAGGGCTTCGCTGGAAGTCATGGCCGACGATGTGGAGTTCTTGAGCAGCAAGTCTGATTCAGCGCAGGAACCAAGCGACGCGGCAGAACCGAGCGCGGCGACGGCAGAAGCTGAATCTCAAGAGGATTTACCTTTCTAATCCCGTGTATACACCAATCACGAAGGGGGTGAACCCAGCCAATGGAGAAGCAAGCCAATGACGATCTGCGGCGGTATGCACGCTCGCACCTGATCGCGCTATACGAAATTGCCGCCAAGTTCGACGTGAGCGAGGCCACGATTTACAGATGGTTGCGCGAACCGTTCAGCACGAAGCAGGCGGCGCAGTTCAGAAAGTTTGTGCGCGAGTTGGTGCAGGAACATGCCGATAGGAAGAAGGCCGACCAATGAACCGGCTGGCAGAAACCATCCGTCAGCGCGTATCAATGTTCGACGCGATGAAGAAATATGGAATCGCTGTCAGCCGCGCGGGGTATGCGTGTTGCCCGTTCCATTCTGAAAAGACCGGCAGCCTGCGAATCTACCCAGGCGATCGAGGCTGGTACTGCTGGGGTTGCCATGCGCACGGTGATGTAATCGACTTTGTGGCGCGTTACTTTGGGCTGAATTTCAAGGGTGCTCTTGCCCGGCTTGATTCCGACTTCAATTTGGGGCTTCCGCTCGACTATGAACCAACCCCGCAAGAACGCCTCGCCGCTGCACAGATTGCCGCGCAGGAGCGTTCCGAGAGGCAGATGCGAGAAAATGCACAGGCCGAGGCAGAGGCGGCTTACTGGGGCGATTTTACGGCCTTGCAGATGTGCGACGCTCTGTTGCAGGAGAATCGGCCGGCCAATCAGACCGTCCCGTGGAATGATCGGTTCACTTACGCCCTGCTGAATCGCGCCGATCTGATGGAGAACTTCAAACATTCTCAAACTGTCATGCAATTAACAAGGGAACGGGGGCGGGCAGATGGAAGAACAAGGCTTGCAACTGGCCTGTCCTGAATGGACGGCTGACGACTTCCGAACAGAAAAGCCGTTTGAATGGCTGTACGAGCGCAGAAGCAATAAATTCGTGCTAATGCAACTGGTGGAGGTTATCGCAGAAAAGGCCGGAGCGCTTAGCGTAAAGAACTTTCGTATCCTGTGGAAAGCCTATCTTGAAAGCAAAGCCGCGACAAAAGGATCCACGTGGAGAAGCGAGATCGACCTACCAAACAAACCTAATTACGTTCCCGATCTCTCCTGCCGCGAATATTCTGTCAGCAATGATGGCATACAGACCGCCGACCGTTACGGCTTCCCAATAGAGGTTTGCAGCCATCCAATCCTTCCGATTCGTCGCCTCGTCAACGTGGACACCGGCGAAGTGAAAACCGAGATCGCCTTCACGCGTAACGGCAAGTGGACCCGCATAATCTTTAGCAAAGAAACGCTGGCGAACCGGGCGAAGATCACCGAGCTTGCAAAGTGCGGAATAGACGTTGACAGCGAGAAGGCGCAACACCTGGTACGGTTTCTATCGTCAATGGAAGCGCAGAACTACGGAGCCCTGCCAGAAGATCATACGGTTTCCCGGCTGGGCTGGATTGGCGGATACGGGTTCAGCCCATATGCGGAAAATCTCGTTTTTGATGGCGACGCGCAGTACCACGATATTTTCAAGTCTGTTACGCCTCATGGCGATTATGACGAATGGCTTAAACTCGCCAAGGAAACGCGGGCAGGCAGCACAGTCGCCAGAATGCTTTTAGCCGCCAGTTTTGCTTCCGTTCTGGTGGCCCCGTGCGGCGCGCTTCCGTTCTTTGTCCATATCTGGGGAGGCTCGGGAGCGGGCAAAAGCGTTAGTCTAATGCAAGCCGCCAGTGTGTGGGCGGACCCTGAAATAGGCCGCTATGTTTCTACTCACGATAGTACCGCCGTATCGCAAGAGCGCAACGCAGGGTTTCGGAACTCATTGCCGCTTTGCCTGGACGAACTACAAGTGCTCAAAGGCGAAAAGAGCCACGACATGACGATCTACAAACTGGCAGAGGGTGCCGGACGTGGGCGCGGAACCAAAACAGGCGGGATCGAAAAGATGTTGACGTGGCGGAACTGCATTCTGTCAACGGGCGAGTTCCCAATTCTGAATGAATCCAGCGGCGCCGGCGCAGTCAACCGCGTACTTGAAATCGACTGCCGCGACGAGAAACTTTTCGCTGATGGGCATGGAGCCGCCGAAATCCTGCGACTGAATTATGGTTGGGCGGGAAAGAAGTTCGTCCAAGGGTTAACGCCAGAAGTGCTTACCTACGCAAAGGAAACGGAGGAGCTATTTTTTGAGCAGTTGTTAAAGAGCAACGCCTCAGAAAAGCAAGCGAGGGTCGCAAGCATGATTCTGGTGGGGGATGCGTTGGCTGATTTGCTGATATTCGGGGACGGGAATACGCTATCAATGGATGATCTTATCCCCTACCTTGCGACAAAAGCCTCTGCCGACCAGAACTACCGGGCGTATGAATGGCTGATGGATTGGATCGCCAGCAACCCAGCTAGGTTCAGCCAGAACCAGTATCACGAATATTCCGGCGAGTGCTGGGGCGGAATCGACGAGGAGCATCATCAGGGGTATATCATTAAGACCGTGTTCGACCAGAAGATGCGCGATGCCGGGTATAGCGCCTCCTCCTTCCTGTCCTGGGCGAAACGAAAAGAACTGATCCAGACCGATAAAAACGGACAAACTAAAATCTGGCGGATAAAGGGTATGCAGGCAAACGCACGGTGCGTCTGTATCGAAATGCGCGGGGCGAAGCAGCCCGAACCGGAAAAGGACGAACCGGAAAAGGAAGAACCGGAAAAGGAAGAACCGGAAGAAGAACAGGAGAAGATGCCGTTCTAACGCAGCGTTGTATTGGGCGGTGTTTTGATTGAATTTAGGAGGGCTGAGCATGAAAAAGTTATCGCTTGTTGCCATAATTATTTCAGCGCTGGTATGCGCAATCGGGGCATCGCTGTATCAGGGATGGGTTTTCGGCTCTGGTTTTGTCGCGTATGCGGGGTGTTTCATCTGGTTTATGTGGTCGCTGTGCCGATCACCCAAAAAGGAGGGCTGACCATGGTAGAAATTCTACACTGGGAGTATCGAAAGACGCGCAAACCTCACCACTGCTGGGGATGTGGAAAAGAATACCCGGCTGGAAGCGATATGGTACATGCCGTTTACACCGAATGCGGAGAAGCACATGCCTGCTATTGGTGTCCAACATGCGAGGAATATATGCGCCGATATTTTGAGCGCGGGGACGGATCCGGATATGGAGGGATTTACGAAAACGACCGCGAGGGATGGGAGGCTTTGCGCAAAGAAATGGACAGATAAAACTATCCGTTGGGATTAAATTCCCTATTGACACCCCATTGCGGAAGTGCTAAGATAAGCGTGTCGGTGAATGAGTTGCGGCATCACCGGAACTGCATACACCGACCTACACCGCCCGCAACAGCCGCAACCTGTTGTATTGGGCGGTGTTTTGATTGGAGGATAACATACAATGGAAAATGAAATTCGGTATCAATGCAGTAATTGCGGTAAACATGAACAGACCCGCGCTGCGATAGGCGTTCCCGCTGGTATGCTTTACGCCGGTTATAGTGCTCACGGTGACGTACTGTACTGCCCCGATTGCGTAAAAACGTGGAAAAATCGCAACGGCGCGGAATATGACGAACAGTACAAAGACCCGACACTCCTGTTTGCGATGTGGTGGAACAAGCAGGTTCAGATGCAGATAACGGACAAGAGAAAAATCAAGACTTATCGCCGCAATTACATAGGCGATTATGTGGAGGGCTGACCATGTCGATCATCCCGTTCCTGCTCGCCTTGCTGCTGATACTACCGTGGATACGCCCCTATGAGGGCCGGAAGGAGAAATGACAATGGACATTAAACCGATTCTGTTTAGCACCGATATGGTGCAAGCGATTCTGGATGGTCGAAAGACCATGACACGGCGTGTGGCGAAGTTTCCGACTGGATGCAATCCGTCGTGGACTGGATATCAGCCTGACGGTGGCGTGATCTATGGGAGCAACAATATGCCAGCCGTAAAGGCAAAATACAAGGTTGGCGACGTCCTGTGGGTACGGGAAACGTGGTGTCAACTTTGGAAGCTAGACGAGAACGACCAGACGATTGAAGGGACAGAAGCATTCTACTACGCTGCTGATGGGTATAATCCAACGCCATTTAACGCCTTTCCTGATGAGTATGGGTTTATTGGAGATCGAGAATGCCCGAGATGGCGACCGTCCATATTCATGCCGAAATCTGCCTGCCGTCTGTTTCTGCGCGTGACCGACGTGCGAGCGGAACGCTTGACCAAAATCAGCGAAGAAGATGCCGTGCGAGAGGGATGTCGCGCCGGAGACCGTTATGCAGGCCCGAACAGCACACCAGCACTTACTGCAAAACAATCGTTCATGTGGCTATGGAATATGCTCAACACCAAGCGCGGGTATCCGTGGTGTGCTGACCCTTGGGTGTGGGTGTACACCTTTGAGCGGTGCGAGAAACCAGAAGGATGGTGCTGACAATGGACAACCAGAGGATTGATATAACTCCGGAGTGGATCGCCCAGCAGCGGGCGGCAGTTTTGAAAGCTTTGAACATGCAACCGTGCGCGCACAGGGCGGGTCTGCGGTCAAGACTTTTTGGGGCCGTGTTGCCCGCCGCCCTTGACGCGCTGGAAGCGTCCATGGCGCGGGAGGCCGAGAAGGACGCGAAAATAGAGGAGCAGGCCAAGCGTATCAAGTTTCTTGAGGATCACATCCTGCGCATAACGCCAGCATACAAGAAGTCACGCGACAAGCTGCTTTATGAGTGTGACCGCCTGACCGCCGAGCGGGACGCGGAGAAGCGCCGGGCGGACGCGGCGGTAGCACACATCCAACACGGCTGTTACAACTGTGCAAACAACCATGGGAACAGGGTGTGTGTATCGCGCCGGGATTACAACACTGGGTGCACTTGGGTGTGGGACAGAGGGCGCGGCCAGTGCGCCGAGAACACCGAAGCTCCCACGGTGGACGGGGAACGGGAGGAGAGCGAATGATAATCAAACTTGTGTTCCAGCGAACGCAATACGACCGTTGCAACTGCGTTTGGACAGAAACGAAAATCGTTCCAGTCGAAATACCAGACGGGATTGTAAAAAATAGCACGCGCGGAATTGATGATGGTGCGTATCATCTTGTCGGAATAGTAGAGCCGGATGACATAGAAAGCGAGTGATAAACATGGCTGATAACGAGAAAATCATTATGCCAACGCTGGAAACGCTTAGACCATGCCCTTTCTGTGGTGGCCCGGCAAAGATGGTCACTTTGGACACCGGCCTCACGCGCATAATGTGCGCTAAGGAGTGGCCTGAACATGTGTGCTGCGAAATCCATGTACTTGGCACGTATAAACGCGCACAGGAAGACCTTATAAAAGAATGGAACACGCGAGTGCCGGAAGATGCGATCAGATCGGCATATGTCAACGAACTGCTTGAGCAAATGGGCGCGCCCACGGGCGCAGAAAGCGAGGGAGCCAATGACTAAGATACAAAAAGAGATAGCCCGCGCAGAAGCTCGAATTCTTAGGGAATATGTGCGCATCATGGGGCTTGATTCGCCAATTGCAACAGCGATAATTCATGGCGCAGAGGCGATGGAGAGGGAGGCCGAACATGCCTAAAGAGTACATCAGCCGGGAAGCGGCGATTGCGGTAATCGGAGAAATTCAAGGCGGACGGCGAACGCCAGACCGGGAATATTACGATGCAATATGCTCAATTCCCGCCGCCGACGTTGCGGAGGTGGTGCACGCCGAATGGGTAAACAATGTCTGTACCAAATGTAAAAAGGTCTGCTCAACGCTGTACTACAACAACACGCCGACGCATCATTTTTTGACACCATATTGTCCTAACTGTGGGGCAAAGATGGACGGAGGCGAGAAGAATGCCGATTAAGCTCAACCCGTGCCGGAGGTGCGGGAACATACCCTTTATGGGAAAAATTAACGGGTTTGAAGTGCCGATAGGGAGTTGGAATTGCCCGGTATGCGGATATGCGAGAAAAATAGACAAGGGGCAAACCGTAGCAGCATGGAACGCCGCCAACCCAGTCAAACCGAAGGAGGCAGCCAAATGATAGACCGTGACATCCAAGCTGTGTTTTCTGCTGATGAATACGGGCACGTTTCGGTGTGGAGCGGAGAGGACGTCAAACTGTATGTCAACAAGTGCATAAACTGGCAACACAAACAGTTCTACGCACTCAAGCCCACGCCGGAGGACATCGAGGCGGCCAGAAAGGCGGCCGAACTGCATGAATGACGATTCAAGTAACATTCTGCCGAAAATCAAGCCATGCCCCTTCTGCGGAGATTCTGCCTCCCTGCATTACACCGAAGATCAGCGCCATCGGCCATACATACGCTGCGATTCAACGATTCTACAGCGGGGGAAAAGCCCGTGCCCCGCAATGCAATATATGTGGGCCAATAGAACCGAAGAAGACGCCATCGAGGCGTGGAACAGGAGGAATACCGACCATGAGTAACATGACCGCGCAGGAAGCGATTGAACAGCTTTCAGAACTGGGTACCTGGTTTAAGCCGGAAAGCATGGTTTCATTGGCTTGCCAAATGGGATCAGAGGCTTTGGCTGCCTCCATCCCCCACGTCCTGACGCTGGACGAGGCCCGCGCGCTGGAACTCCACACGGCGGTGTGGCTGGAATATCGGGTAAACAGCATCAAGACCGCGGCTGGGTGGAGAAGCCTATGCTGGCTTCGTTACGCGGAAGCGGCTGTAAAGCGGTGCGCGATGCGAAATCGCGTAAGTGATTACAAGCCAGCCGCAAGGATATGGATTGGCGCGTGGCCGTCCGAAGAACTGCGTACCGCAACCCCGTGGGAGGGGTAGGCATGGCGTGGCGGAAAACTGTCTACCGTGATTTCAAGTGCCCTGTTTGCGGGAGCCGGATAACCATGCCGAAGCGCAAAGGTAGAACGGCTACGGGGCATATCAAACACATCTGGTGTTTTGTCTGCAAGCAGGTTCAGCCGTTTGAACAGGAAGGGACGAAATAACGCCTGTCAGGGCGCTTTGGAGAAATTCAGAGCGCCTTTTTTATTTGATCTTTTTCAGCTTCATGTACCAGTCTTTGGCGTTGTCGTGCGCCGCCTCATGGGCCTTGCCTAAAAGCTTGATCTGTTCGTCGCTGGTCAGCGCGTCCCATTTTTTCGCGTTCTTCGCCATGTATTCCACGTAGCCTTTTTTATACATGGAAACCCAGTTGTCCCAGTCAGCGGTTTCAATGGTATACTTGGTTTCTTTATACGAGAACGATTCGTTGGGGTGCGGAAGCGCAGAATCTTTCCCGGTGCTTTCCCAAACAGTATAGGCTTGCTTCATGTAAAGTTCGCCAGAATCATAATCGGCCTTGAAGGTGTCGCTCAACGAATCATAGGCGGTCGGAACCGTAGCGCGGGCGCCTTCAACAAACCGGTTCAAAATACTCTCGCCGTTGATATACTTTGCGGAATACGCGCCGATTGCTTCCTGCGCATCCAAAACGGTTTCCAGCATGGTATGCCGGGTTTCCCTTTCCAGCGTATTCTTTTCTTCGTCCGTCAACGTTGTGTTCGCGTCGATAGCGTCGATTGTGTTGTACGCCTCGGTGACGATCTTCTTTGTGTCTGCGATAATGCCGCCAGTATGGGTCAGGTCGTATGCCTCCTGATAGGCCGTTCCTGCCTGTTCCGGCGTTAGATCAGAGCGCAACATGTTAAGCGGGCGGTCATTGTCAACGGCCTCGGTAACTGTTACCAACATTGCGTTGCCGTCATAGAAGGAACTCAAAACATCATTGCTCAGCAACGGGTCGCTTGTGAGCCGTTTCCGCGCGGAGGCAACGGCAGCCGAAACGCCCGAACCAATATCCTTCTGTCCAATAGCGGGTAATGCAAGCTGCCCGAGCGATCCGGTGTACTGCTGGGCGATATATTCAAGCGCGAGCGGAGAAACCTTGACGCCGAACCCGGAAAGAAGATTCGACGCTCCTTTGAACACGTCTGCTGTCTTGTCGGTATATTGCGTTGTGGCATCCCATCCAGACATGTATGAAGGAACAATCGTGCTTCCGAAGTAGGTCTTGTTCGTGGACACGCTGAGGATCGGATCAAATACGGTACTGTTCACGGGGTTGAGGTTGCCAAGGATCGTATCTGCCAAAGCCGCCGCGCTGATGGTTAGATCGTCGCCCTGCCCGCTCCATACTGCATTTGTGGCGAGCGTATGTACCGCATAGGCGAGCGGGTCTTGCGCAATTGGGATACGGACATACGGCGAATCGCCAAACACATCCGGCGCAAAGTTGGGCAGGTAAATGTGCCCTGATCTTAGGCTGTCCGAAAGCCAAGCAAATTCTTCTTTATCGTCGTCGTCTGCGTATTTGATGCAAAGCCCCGCGGCCAGAGCCGAGGCGGTCGCCACATTCAATACTGTTTTAGCAAAGCGGGCAGGAAGCCTTGCGCGTTCAACTGGATCGGTATATTCGCGGCCAGTCTGATAGATGCCCTGGACACTCGCGCTAAAGAACGGAACCAGCTTTTTAATGTCCATCGCAATCTGTGAATTGCCTTTGCGCCGGAAGTCAACGCTTGCTTCCTGCGCGTTGAGGAAAGCACGTTGCGCGCCCTCTGCCGTAGTTTTGTCCTGCTTGCCGAAACGGTACTCGGCATAACGTGAGGTCTGCTCAGCAATTTCATTAAGGCGGGAAAGCGTGACGCCGTTCCAGACTTTCTTCCCAGCCCACTTTATTGTGCGACCGACGCCCGTTGTGTTGTAACCCTTAAACAGTTCTCCGCGATATTCCGAAGCGCCTCTTGTGGTCGCGGCGTCCAGTCGTGTCCAGCCGCCGCCTCCAAGCGCTTTGTACTGTTCGTACTCACCTTTTGCCTGCCAGACGTCGTAGAAGGCTTTAACCCACTTTACGCCGCCAGTCAAATAGTTGCTCGCCCAGGTTCCATAACTGACCGATTTCTGGAAGTCGCGGGGGGCGTTGCGCAGGATGAACAGCGTGCCAGTTATCAGGCGGCTCATGCCTTGCACAGCCCTGCCCACAATATCCCACGCGCCCTTTGAACTGCTCGCCGTAGGTTCAAACATGTTGTATAGGGCTGGTTCAAGAATTTCATAATAGGCTTTCGTACCGTCTGGCTTCTGAACCGCTATCGAATTGGCAAGCGTTGTCCCGCCAGTCCCTTGCCATTGCGTCTGCTCTGTTCCGATCAGATCAAGAACCTGTGTCATAATATCTTCGTCGGTATTGTCCGTCAGCAATTCGCCGATCTTCTCCTGCAATTGGGTTGTGTCCACAGTAACTTTTTTTGCATCAGGAGTGATCTTGCGCGCGAACTCGCCCATGCCCTCGTATTTGTTGTAAATGGTGTCAAAGGTGAGCGCCGCATTGTTTTTGCTTACCATTTCAACAATGCTTCCAACCATCTGAACGAAGGTGTCCAGCGGATTGTAGATTTCTTCGGTGGAACCCGTCGCCTTTTTGATGGAATAGGTATCGGAACTCAGGTTCCGTTTCCCGCCAGACTTTACGCGGTTGGTCGGAACGTAATTGGGATACATCTTGTTTAGGCCATCAAAGAAGTCTTGACTTATATACCCGGTATCCACCATAAAAGCCTGCAAGAAGTCTGTGCGAAACGCTTGAAACGCCTGTGCAGCCCTTGCAATTTCAGGACGCTCCTGTTCGACCTGCGCAATAAAGTCCAGCCGCGCTTGCTTGGTGATATGGTTATCGAAAACTGCCTTACCCTGCGCGTCGCGGTCAAGCGAGTGCAGCGCCAGCATATATTCAACCGTAGGCATAAAGTCTTTGCCTTTTACGCCCGCATTTTCGAACCGAGCGCCAAGGCTTTCTCCGATCACATGCCAATGGGAATCGGTCAGCGCGTTATCAATCTGACTGAACGCCCGTTGCGCCGACGTGTTGCGCATAAGCGCGGAGTTCCGAAGGTTGTCCGTCAGGGGAACCGCGTCTTGGGCTTGGGCGCGCACCTTTGCGTCTACGTTGGCGGCCGCACGGGTATCGTCGGCCATTCCCGCAATAAGGCTAGTCCAGCGCTCTGCAAACGGATGTGCCTTTTGTGTGCTTCGGTCAACGACCATCGAACCCATCTGGTCTTGCGCCGCCGCACCCGTGTAGATTTCAAGTTGCTGCTTCGCCTGCTGGACAGGTTTATACAGCTTCGCGTCTTTTAACCTGCGCTCAAAGTCGGCGATAAAACCCTCGCCTGCGAAGTCAACCGCTTCTGCATCGTTCGTCAGATATCGCCACATAAATTCCGCGAAGGCTTCTCCGGGCAATTCCTTGGCAGAATATTTCGTAGCAAACATGGGGTCAAGGTTGGCAACCATTTCAGGCGTGCCTTCTATCCCCAGTTTGTCGGAAACGGCATGCCCGATTTCGTGCATGGTTACGGTAAAGTCGCCAGCATTAACGCTACGCACAGCAAGGTATTTCGCACGCGCGTCATAAAAGCCCTTGACTTCCTTCGGCATGTTATTCATTTTACGCGTACCGATAGCCTGCCCGATACTCAACGTTTTTGCGAGAGACTTAGCAATCTCAACCGGGTTGGTTAGGCGCTTGGCGCTGGTTTGGGCTGTGGGGGGCGTTGCGGTTTCCGCTGAGGGCGTACCCTTCGCGTAACGGATGTCGGGGCTGCCCTTAGATGGGCTAACAGGCGTTGCAGCGCTTTCCGTCGCCAGCTTTTGCACCATAGCGGTCTTAACGGACGCCTCCCGTGTTGCCTGCGCCTTCGCCACATCCGTCTGTGCCTGTTGGCGAATCCCCTTCAACACGCTATTCTGTTGCGCGGTAAGCATGTTCTGCGCGGTAGTCTGCTGTGCGGCATATTTATCCACGGAAGCCTGCATTTGCTGGACAACAATTGCCTTCCCGCCAAGGTCTTTAATTGCCTGCGACATGGAATTGCGCAGTTCAGGTTTTGTGGGGTCTTGCACAAATTGCGAGTTCAAAAATTGTGCATTTTCACCAGCGATTTCATGTTCTTTTTGCGCCTGGATAAGCTGCTGGTTGGCCGCGCGCACATTTTCTTTTGCCTGTGACAATGCGGACTTGAAAGACTGTAATCCATCCAGCGCGCCATCAGCAATAATCGCCTTGACCTGCTCGGCAACCATGCTTTCATTTATGGCGGCCTGCACGGTCGGAGTGTCGCTGACGTTTTGAGCAGCGGCAACCAGAGCCGAAACAGACGCGGGAGCAGCTCCAGCGTTGACCACCGTTTCTAGCGCCGCGGAGGCCTCTGCATCGCCACTCAGCACGGTCTGTATGATTGCAAGTCCCGCAGTCGTATCGCCTGACAGCGCCACGTCTCGCAGCGTCCTGATGGCCTTCTTCGCGCCGTATTCGGTGACAAGTTTTTTGGCGGCCGCGGTGGCGGCTTCTGAATCAGTTTCGTTTTCCATCAGGGCGGCGGCAATCGTTGCTGTCTGACTGGAAACATCGTTGGATGCCAGCGCAGAATTTAGTGCGGCCACCTTGCGCGCCGCGGCCTGATTGTTCTGATCCTGTGCTTGCCCGCCTTTCCTAAGGGCATCCAAAATGGTGTCCCGGTAGAACTCTTGTGCGGTTTCGTCGGCCTTCCCCGCAGAGTATATTTTCTTTAGTGCGGCAGAAAGTATTCCCGTCATATCCCCTTCGGCAGCATCCTCGGGAAATAAGCCGGGGGCCATTCGGGCCAGCTCAACCCACATCTGGTCTAGCGTAGTATTCGCGTCATTCTTTATGCTGACCTTGCCGAAAACAGAACGCCTGAAACCAAGGCCGTTATCGTTTGCGCTGGCGGCTTCTCCCCGTTGTATTTCGGTCAGCCGGAAGGGCGTGGTTTTCAAATACTCCCTTACTTCGGCATAGGCATCCTTGGCCGCCCTAGTATCCGTTGCGAGATTCTCCGCGATTGAATTAGCCTGCTGGTACAAATCGTTTTCGCTTGCCCCGTCGCGCGCTTCCAAAGTCAACGCTTCAATTGCGGTTACTAAAGAGCCGCCAGTGTATTTGCCGCCAGAAGATGTAAGCTCTTTTGCGATTGCAACCGCCTCGCTATGCGTGACGGGGGCCGCTTTAAGGCGGTCATACGCGGCGGTAAGGATGTTCGGGACGGCGAAGGCTTCGTTTGTCGTTTGCAGTTGCTCCGGCTGGGCGACCTCAGGAGCGATCTGGCTGGCCGGCGCGTTATCCAAGGCGGTTAAATCAAGCGATGCTTCCTGGTCGTTCTCGGCGGTTAAGTTCCCTTCCATGGGGACGTTTGGGCCGGTAGGAGTATTTGTGGTGGGAACAGTTGGCGTGCCTCCGCTTTTCCCATCAGAACTGCGAGAAAGGAAATTCGCAGCTCCCGATGCCCCGGTTGAAAGCGCACCAGACAATGCCCCTGCAAGTGCGTTATAGGTTACGTCTTTCCAGAAATCAACAGTGACCTTTTTATCGGCCTGATCCTGCGTCATCCCGTCCTTGACGTACTGTTGACGAAGGGTATTATACTGGGACAACTTGCCCATAATAAGATCGTCCGTAGTACCCTCTATATACTGGCTGACACCCTCGCCAGCGCCCTCTGTCATTGCTGATTTCGCAACGTTTTTGAGCAGGGTTTTAATTGTAAGCGCCTTGCCCAGCTTGAACGTTTTTATCATCGTGTCCAGCGGGATATATTCTGTGATTGACTCCGCAAAGAAAGTCACGCCACCTTGCAAGAGCGCCTGTTCGTCCGTAGCGCCGTTCTGTTTTGCGGCTTGCATTGCAGAGGCACTTGCCCCGGACGCCATCAGCGATACCGCCGCAACGGTGCTCCCACCGCCAAGAACCCCGCTTGTGAGGCTGTCCGCAGAGGATGTCGCCACATCATATCCAAGGTTTGCAACAAACTCGGCGGGCGTCCCTTCACCCAAGCTCTTTGTAATATTCGCCTTGACTTCCTCGCGCGTCCCTTGAACGAACTGTGTGGGCACGAACGCTGCGTTGTAAGGGTTAATTTCCTGCCCGGATATGGCCGCGCTAACCGAATAGACCGTACCGGCAAGCTGTAAGGGAGATTCGACCACTGATAGGATCGTTGCCCCCACCGCGTTCTGATCGGCGAACTCCTTGACGATCTCCTGATACTTCTCGGACTGCCGCACGGTCACAGTCCCGTAGGTTGGATCCGTGATATGGTTATAATAATCCTGCGCGGCTGTTTCACCCTGCGTCCCGGCGAGATACAGATATGTTTTGCGCTCGGAATCGTTCATGGACGGCGCCTGGTTCTCGTTTATGCCGTACTCCGGCTTCACGACGGAATAAGAAAGAAAACTAATCCCGTCGCGCTCGCCCGGGCAGAACAGTGCGGCCTTTCCATCCCATGCGGCCGTGACCTTCTGCGCGTAGGATTCTGCCGCCGTGTCGAACCCATCAGATGATTGCAGGGTGAAATATTGAGCGTCCTGCGTGTCCCTTTCAAGCGCAGCCTTGCGGCGTTCAAGGTTCGTTTTATAACTATTATCTATCTTGACATTGTTTGTGTCCAGTTGCTCCAAGACGTAATCAATGCGGTCGATCTCTTTTGTGTTCGCGGCGATCTGATCCGTTGCGGTCTTGGCCGTAGCCTCATAGGAATACCCGCCTGTCAGGGATGCATCATATATGTTCTGCGCGCTCCACTCGGTAGGCGTATAATCCTTGCCATAATAATAGGCATAGTCCATAACGGAAAGCACACCGCCAGCAGTAGCTTGCTTCGCGGTGTCCCCGCCAGCCATCTGCCCTAAGGTGGCAGAGGAGGCGTAGGCATCCTGTATATCCGCGATTGTCTGCTGGGCCTCCGTATACTCGGTTTGGTGCGCCGCGATGTATTTGTCGGCGGCAGTAAGCGCCGCCTGTGTTTCCGTTGAGGGCAATACCCCCGCGCCCAGTTGCGCGTTGGATTGTTCCGCCGCAGTTTTGGTCGCAACCGCTTCCTCATACTTCGCAACGGCTGATTTCGCCGCCATATAATTTTTAGAGGCATAGGCATCGTTGCGGTCAAGGCTGGCCTGATAACTCGTAGCGGGGTCAGCCGTTCCATTGTCGATTGCGTCCTTGATCTGCTGCACATACGTACCGAAGTCGGCGCTGTAGGCAACGTCGAAAGCGAGCTTTTCGGCGACCGTGCCGCTTTGCTTGATTGTTCCCCCAGCAGAACTGATCGTATCGTCACGCGCCGTGTCAACTGCCGCTGCCGATTCGTCTTTACTCTGCGCCCCACCAAGCACTTTCACCACGGAATTAGTATAATCGGCGCTCTGCTTTTCCGAATTGATCTCAGAACAGCGCGTACGAACGGCATTTTCTACATCTTGCAGGCGATAATCAATTGCCCTGGTCGTAGAGAGAACTTCTCCCGATTTCAGGCTTTCGTCAATCTTTTTCAGCGTCGGCGAATCGTCCAGCAGCCCATCAAGAATAACTTCTGGATCAGATGAATATTTGAGCCAATCATCAATGCTTGTGTTCAACGCGGCCAGCTCGGTTTCGGCCTGACTGGTGAATTGCTCTGCGTCATATACTTTCTGATAGTATTTCGCCGCCGTCTTATCGCCGCTGGACAAGGCGTTTCGGTTATTCTTTAGCCAATCAGAATCAAAAGACGATACGCCAAAATACAGCGCCGCATCGTCAAGCGTGCTGCCGACCTTGTACGGATCATAGTTTTCGCTTTCAGGGTCAAGCAGCGAGGCGGTCGTATCGTCTGCCTTGTACTGATTGCCCTTGCCCATCGCGGAGGCTACGCTATCAGCAAAAGCGTTTCCTGTGCTTTCATTTCTCGCCGCCCAAACGACGCCACTCAAGGCGTCCTGGCTGTATCCAACCGCCCTGTTGAGTTGCGTGGGCGTTCCGGCCGCTTTGTCGGCGTCCATGCTCACCAGTGTAGGATAGTCTGCCCAATCAATCTTGGCAAGGATTTCTTCGTCCGAATAATTCCGGTCTGTGCGACCGGCCCAGTAATTGATCTGCTCCTGTACGGCCGCCCACTCGGTTTCGGCCTTTTGTGTGGTATCTTCGTCTTGGAGAACTTTATAATAATAGTATGCGGCACTTTCTTCTGGCGTTGAGTTCTTTGTCGGCGCGAGTGGCGTTCCGTTTACGCCAGTCCGGTAATAGTTTTTCAGATATGAGTTTTGTTCAATCCATTTGGATGTTGCCCCGCCAGACGTATCAAGCCCCAGTTCAGCCAGCGCCGAAAGGGATTGATTCGTTGGCGCCGTGTATGGGTCATAAATGGACGTGGATGGATCCGCTTGCATTTCGGCAAGAGATTTAAGCAGGTAGTCGCCAACCTGTTCATTCCCCACAGATACCGTTACGATTCTTGCAGCATACTCACTCGCTGTCGGGACGGTGCCCTTATACCATTTGTCGGTATCGTCCTCTTTGGCGAGCAACGTCTGCCGGGCCGTCTTTTGCGCAGTATATAGGGACGCATCAGAATTGGCGGTAGACCGCGGCCTTTTGAAAACAGACGTCGTTTCTTCCTGAGCCTGCTCCGGCTGTGCAAACTTTGCCTTTTCCCTTAGCCAATCTCCATATATCACGCTTTTACCCTCCGGACGTCTCTTTACTTCCCAAACAGATTGCTTCGCGCAAACGACGTGACTGAGCCAGCCTTTTTAATGTCGGCCGCAAGAGATTTCGTTGTAGTCGCTTTCGTCGTAGTCGTTGTGGCCTTGGCGGGCGTGTTCACCTTGTTAAGCAGGCTGGTCAACTGGTTTGTGGTAAAGACGCTTGAACCAGTTGTGGCAGTCGCCGCCGCCGTTGTCTTTTTTGTGCCTGAGCTGCTCTTGCTGCTCGTTTTGTTGCTTTGCGTCACGTTGAATTGGCGGGCCTCCTCGTCAAGCTGCGCCTGAGCGAGCGCGTTCTCAATCTGTTCTTGCGCCGTCTGGCTGGCCTGGGCCGCGTTAAACTGGCGCGTCTGCTCGTCAAGCTGCGCTTGGTTAAGCGCGTTTGCGATCTGATCTTGCACAGTCTGTGCGGACTGATCCACATTGAACTGGCGCATCTGTTCTTCCAGTTGCGTCTGCGCAAGCGTGTTCGCAATATCGTCCTGCGTCTTTTGATATTCTTCGGTTCCGATTTCAGCGATACGTTTCTGAATGTCCGCCGCCTGACTAGCGTCGTACTGCATGATCTGCGCGGCCAACTGTGACGCAAGCGACGTACGCTGCGCTTCAATATTGGATTCGGCGGCAGCCTGCGCATTATAAATAGTCTGCTTCGCCTCGGCAGCTTTCGTGTTGACGTTCGCCAACGTCTGATTGTTATATGTAGAACGCTGCATCCCGCGAGAAAGCGTTTCGCGCGCAGCCTGCGAATAGGTGTTTGCATACTCCTTTTGGGAGGCGGTGACTTGGGTTCCATAGGTTGTCCCAAGTCCGCTTTTCTGCTGCTGATAAAGCAAATCTTGCGTTCCAGTCTGCTGCTGTGCGGCAAGCTTCAACTGGTCGTAGTAGCTCTGATACTCGGTCGTCGCTTGGGCCTGTATTGCTTCGGCTGTCTTTGCCGTATACGCCATCAGTATCCCTCCCTTGGGAAGTTTACAGTTTATTATATCATGCAAACAGAAATAGCGCAATTCATGCTGGCGGCCCCACCACACCGTTTGTCCAGCGCCCGTAGCTCGCGGGAGGAAATCGCTCGCGTCACCCCTTAGAATGTCATTTGTCGTTCAGTTTGTCTTTCCAGGTTGCTAGGGCAGGCTTGATTACGCCGTTCCACGCGGCGGATGCTCCTGCGGCCAGTGTAGACATCAACAGGCCCACCCAAAACGCCCTACCAGCGTTGCCGCCGAAGATATCAGCGTTGCCTAGCGCGGCGATCAGATAGGCCACAGCAGCTTGAATGAACGTCTTGCCGGCGCGTACGCCTACGTCGCGCCAATCTACCAGAGACAGGATAGCTTTGAAATTAGCCATTATTCCCACCCTTTCCGTATTTAGATACCAGCCATTTCTCAACGGCAGAATTTCCGCTGTAGGCTGCAAATACCACGATGGCAAAACCGATGAATGTCTTTGTGATCGCAACCACGCCCGCATCGTCTGGCGCTCCTACGGCGGCGCACAGCACAATACCAATAATGCTGATGATGACCGCGCTCACGATCGAAAGAATAACCATCTTTTTACTGAACTGCACATAAGGCTTTCCCGTGTCAGGAGATCGTACTTTTTCCTGCATCTCTATTCCACCTTTTCCAGATCCTCAAGCCGATGGTTTGCCACTTTGATCTGCTCGCTTTGCACATCCAGCCGTTTTTCCACGCAGTACATCCGGTCGATCAGGGTGTTGTGCTTGTCCACCTTTTTTTCCAACTGGTCGATTCGGTAAACCGTCAGCGTCCCTACGCGATCTGCTGCCGAGTTCGCGGCCTTCTCCGCTGTCTTTTTGGAGGAATACAGCGTGCCGATAAGTGCGATCAACGCCACAATCACCGCGCCAAATGAAGTAATCATTGCGTCGCTCATTATCCCTTCGCCCCCTCGCAGACGCTCTTTCGCGCCGCGGCCAGCGCCGCCCAGGTCTTTTGCCCCACAACGCCATCCATGGCCAGCCCATGATCCCGTTGAAACACTTTCACCATCGCTTCGGTCGTCGGTCCGAAGTCATGATCCACCGTCAACGTGAATCCTAGGTCAGCCAGCCACGTTTGCAGCCGACGAACAGCCCCGCCCTTACATCCTTGTTTGATGGTGAAAAACTGCGACACGTCTACGGAAGAAGTGTTTACGGGGGGATCTGTGCTATCGTTGGTGGGTATTTTCGATTCGGAGATAGCCTCAGAAATGGCCTCTTCTTGACACTCCGAAAGCCCGTAATCCACCCAGCAGGAAAGGCCTACACGGTTCCAGCCGCCGTTGGGGATGGTTTTGCCCGTAAACTTGCTTTCGGCTACCATCCCGCGGGAACTGCTGGCGTGGATCACGCAATCGCCCAGGTACACGCCCATGTGCTCCGCGTTGCCCAGCCCGTCGCCGTCATATTTGGCAGGCGCGCCGGTTTCTTCCCAGATGAACACAAACGCGCCGCCCGGCACACAGCCGAAGGTCGCCTTGCACTCCTCCGGCGTGCCCGTCCACACGCATTTGCGCCAGTGGGCGTTGCTGCCCGCGAGGTTGCATTCGGCTTTGGGTATACCGCAGCGGATGAGCAGGTATTCCGCCAGCCCCTGACAATCCATACCGTTCAAATCCATGCCGTTGGCCACGTAAGGAATGGTGGTTTGTTGCGCTTGCGCCAGCAGTTCCTTACCGGCGGCGATCAGCGCGGCATTGGTGATTTTGGTTGGCATTGTGAACCCTTCCTTTCTCTCGGCACACAAAAGGACGGATTTTTGCCCGTCCTGACTGTTTACAGGTTTTCCGCCCCGGAAAGAATCGCGTCAGCTTCTGCCTGCGTAATCCATTTGCCTACGGCATCCTTCACCCGCTCGGCGCTCCAAAGACCCCTGCGGTAATAGTCCCGTACCAGCTCAAACTTCGCGCTCACAGTTTCACGCCTCCCATCATGGCCAAAAAGTCAATGTCCGCACGGTTGCGCTCGGCAAGGGAGGGTTCCGGGGCAGGCAATACGTCCGCCGCCAGCTCCTCCGCTGTGCGTTCCACAACCGCGCCGTCCACCAGCTTGTAGCGGTAACGCCCCTGCTCGTCGATCAGCGGGCCGGGCAAGTAGTTGCCCTGTGCGTGGCGGTAGCGATCTCCGTTGCCTTCGTCGATCTTCACCCAGCCGGTGGTGTCGGAAAGAAATTCGCTGCTGTTGATGGCGGTAATCAACCCGTTTTGGATTTTAATGTATACTTTACTCATGAGATTTCCTCCTCTGTCACAGTTCCGCGCTAAAAACAAACGGGGCTACCGCAGATGATGCCAACGCAACATTAAATCCGGGATAGCCTGATGCATTGATCTTTACCATCGCCGACTCTTTCGTTATAGTGTGTAACGGAGAACTTGGCAGAGATTGAGTCCCAGAACTACCTCCAGCGATTAACCATGCTGTGCTTGGGTAACTTATCAACGATGGTGGAATACGCATTTCGTGCTCAAATTTTATATTCACGTATGCAATATCTGCTTCGATCGTCCCCTGCATAGCTTGCATTGTGCTATATACATATCGCTTGCAAGCACAACATGCAATACCATAATCCATAGGTTTTGCCGTCGGGTGCGTGCTCACAGAACCCAGTTCGCAATACATTTCACGGACTGTAGGTGTTCCGGATACGGTTGCGATTTGAACAAACGGTACATAGTATTGGGTCATCCCGCCAATCGTTACGCCACCCGACCGATACTCAAACCCCACACCGGCGCTTCCAACTCCTGATAATGCTCCTCCATTATACGCATCTGCTCCGCTTACCGATGATGGAAACGTTGCCGTTACTAGGGCATAGGTACCATTGCTTAATTTTACTGATATAGTTGTGGTTTTCCCCAAAAGCGATGTATACGGGATTTCAAGCCGTTGCTGCCAAGTAGTATTGGCGGCAAGACTAACTCCTGTCCCTTCTATCCACGTTATCGAGCCCCATGATATCCAACACGGGAATACATTGTTTCCAGTATATACGCCTGCATTTCCGCTTAACCGCCCATAAGTATTTACAGGGTTCGCAAAGTCCCAGTTATCTAGCAGGTTAGGGTTTGTGCGTCCCACCGCCGCCCACTCGGTCACAAAGTCCGGCATTCCGGACTTAACAAGCGCTTGTCCGGCTGTGCCGCCAGTAGGGATACCCTGCGCGGAGGTGGCCTTGCCAGCGAGCGATGTAGCCAGCGCAGCCAGCACATATCCTACGGTTCTCGCCGTCCAGTGCCCTGCCGTCCACGCTTCGGGCGTCGCAATCGCAGAGGTGCACTCGTAAAACAACCCCGTTGAGGCAAGGCTCACAAACACGCCAAGCGCATAAGTTGATCCAGCACTGTATTCCGGGGCGAGACGGATAAGGGTGGCCTTTGTGGTATCAGACGGATGCACGTGATCCTTTCGAGAATATGCGAACGATACCCCCGGCGCGGCGGTTCCGTCCATAAGTGGAGCATCATCAGAAGCCACGCCATATTCGACGGGCGTTCCGTCCGGCTGGATATGGCCCTGCGAAATGAATACATCCGTCCGCGCGCTTCGCTTTTCAACACCGGCTAACGACCCGCCAATGACAATCGTTCCAGATCCGCTAACCTGCAACGCTTCCGCCCCGACAACCCACGTCAGAACGCCCGCCGTTTCGGTTACGCCGGTCACAAGGAAGGGCGCGCTCCCGCCCGGCGCAATCATTGAAATGGCGAACGTCATGGCGGGGTAATCCGTCAGCCACGCAGATACGTCTATCTCAATCTCGGTTACGTCGTTTTCGCCAATACGCCCGAGGTTGAGTTGAGGCAGGCTGTCGATCAGATACATATTGTTCTCCTTACGCTACGCCCGGCGCAGTCCAAACACGCTTGTCGGTAATGTCGGCAGTCTCAACAATGGTCTGGTTGGCATCCACGTTGATTTCCGCGATGTTTGTTCCACCAGAAGGAACCGCAGGAGCCGTGCCGCCAGCGACGTGCGCTACCGAACTAGTCAGCGTCCCGCTTGCGATAACGACAGTGCCCGTCTTTGTGGCAACGCTGGGGTTATGCAGCCCGCCTGCGACCGTCTCTACCAGCCGTACAACGCCCGCGCTGGGGTTTGTGATCGTATACAAGGCTGCAAGCGTTGCGTTCGAGCCGATAACGGCCGCCAGCGCTGTTGCGCAGGTGGTCGCGCTTTCTCCCGGTATAAACTGCCCGGCTGCCGGATCAGCATCAACCGCTGTGAAAGTCTGCCCGCCAATCGTGATCGTGTCGGTTGCTACCGCGTTGGTCGTGACCGTGTATGAACGCGCGCCCGCGACCGCATCAATTTCGATGATGCCAGCCAGATAGATTGCAACGCCAGCGGAATTGACATAGATAATATCCGTGCGGTCTTTCACGGTGTCGGCGGCAGTAATGGCCTGTGCAAGAATAGCAGCGACCGCCTGACGGGTTCCATCGGCCTTGTATCGAATGCCCGCAGCGACCGAAACAGTCATGTCGGGCGTGCCCTGCTGAGCAACTTCCAGCCCTGACAGAATGCCATAGCCGGTCTTTTCGACAAAGCGCGTAAGCACCGCGCCAATCGCTTCCAGAACGGATTTCAGGCTATACTCGCTTCCGTTGATGTTCAGTGAGGCAATGGGCGGGACGTTGCGACCGTCGTTATAGTCACCAATGGGCATAGGGGCTAGAGCTGCCAACCCAAGCGCGGTCAGCACATCAGAATAGGTATCGTCACCATCTTTGATTAGCCCAGGCAGTTTCCCAATATAATCTTGGCTCATGGGGTCGTCCTCCTTATTTTTTGGAGACTTTGGAGAGTGCGGTTATCTGCTTCTGTTGCGCAGCCACCGTGTCGTTTAACTGCTGTATGGATTTGGTAAGTTCGTCTATCTGTTGCTGCTGGGCCGTCGCAATCTCGCTTAACTGCTGTATTGCCTTCGTCTGAACCGAAACCATCATGCCGATATCGCGGCCATCTTCTTCAACCGTTTCAATTTTGCCCTTCGCGTCCCTCGTCTGCCGTGTGATCTTCTTCCGCGCGAGTTCAGGCAGGGTAGAATGGTCGATATCGCCCTTCTTGTCTGTCTTGACCAAAGCCAGATCAGCCAGCGCGTCGCCGTCGTAGGACGGGGTACGGTCGGTAAAGGAGGCGGCGGAACAATTGTCCAGCACCCACAAGTCGCCATTGATGCTCGCGTCGCCGCCCGTTTGGAATTGTCCTGAACATCCTGCAAATGGCCCGCTTACGTAAAACAGCGTGCTATACCCGCCGTTTTGCCCTCCGGTAACGGTGAACTGTGAATCTGTTTCCCCGGCGTAAGGCCCGACATCCAAATATAGGCTGTATGCATCGAAAGAGAACGTCGCGCCGCCCATTTTTATTTGACTGTTCGCGGCATCAAGGGTAAGAACCGGCTTCCCTGATGGCGTGGCTTCCAGCTTGTTGCTGGCAATCGTGAAGCCACCGATCAACCCTGAAAGTGCTTTCAACGCACCCGCCATCGTTACGCTGAACAACGCGTCCGTAGGCGTTGCGTTTCCGGCATACAGGAAGTAAGTGTCGTTCTTAATCCCGACCGCAGAAGCCCCGCTGCCCGCTGTGATGTTTAGGGTTGTCGGTGCGGTAGCGGTGAACGAACCCCCGCTTGCTATGATGATGTCCCCGCCAGAGGCAATGTTTATCTTGCCTCCGCTTGCGATATTGATATCCCCGCCGCTTTCAATCTCGATATCCGCGCCGCTTTTGATGTTCAGGTTAGCGCCGCTTTTAATATTGACGTTGCCGCCGCTGTCCACATCTATGTCATTCGCAATCGTGATGTAGGAAGTTTTCACATATCCTGCCGCGACCTGATACAGCACCCATTGCCCCGTTGCAATTGTGGTGGCCCCAATCGCAGCAGCGCGATATAGTTTATTGTTGTCGGCCGTGGCTACCCAAAAGTCGCCGATAGCGGTTGACGTAGGGATTCCGTTCTGCGCAAAGCTGGTTGTTTTGTTAAAGTCTTGGCACAGAACCCAATGCCCAGCCGCAATGGTGGTATCGCCAATGGCTGTGGCTTTGTAGCATTTGTTCCCATCACTGGTATTAAACCATAAATCTCCGGCAGAAATTGATGTTGGGATAGTCGGTTGCGCGAAGGTCGTTATCTTTGTCGCCACGGCGTTGCTTACGAACAACCCAATGCTGGTTCCGCTGGAAACCATCAGCGCATCAACGCTCGTAAGGTTGATTTTCCCGCCTGCCGCAATGTTGATCTCGCCAGTCGAGCCAATGTCAAGCTTGTTTCCGGCGAGGTCGATATACGACGTGTGTACTTCGTTGGTTTGCAGCGTTTCCCACACGATAGGCGGGCCTAAAGCTGTACAGCGTTTGAATAGCTTGTTGGTGGTGTCATACCAAAGCAAACTAACCGCCATTGGGACAGCGGGGGATTCTGCGGCAAGCTGGATAAGCAAATCCGATTCGGTCGCGGCGCGGAACACGCGCTGAGCGCCCACTTCCAGACGGATGCCTTCGGTAGAAAGGATTCTTGTTTTAAGGGCATCGCCCAAATCTTCGAGGCGAAGCCGCCCGAACCTGCGGTATATATCGTCAAACAATTCTTCCAGTTGGGCGATAAGCCGCTTTTCGTTCGTGCCCCAATTGCTGGGGACGCGCAGCGGTTCGTGTTGCTGAATCGAGGAGTTCGCGGCCACATTCTCGCCCCCTTACTAGAATAGTTTAGTCAGGATCGATTTCAGAAACGATCAGGATTCCCCCGACAATGCGCCACAACGCTCCGCCAGTGCTTTCGATAATCAGCCTGAACCGCCTGCCAGAGCCGCCGAAGTGCATCCGCTTCTGTTTGGCTTCGGCATCTGTTCCAACCCCGCTGTATGTTTTGGTTTTCACTTTCTTTTCGGTTTCAAGCGAAAACGTAATTTGCGCCGTTCCAATACATTCAACCGTAAAGTATACATCGAAGTTGCTCTTGGTGTAGTTCTTGTACCCGAGATCATTCCACGGCGAAGTCCAGATAGTATCGTCAGTTGTGGCTTCTTCCGTTTCCCAGCTATTTTCTGCCCACAACCATATCTGCCCAGGGGTTGCCGTGCTGGTAAAGTACAGGTTATCTTCGGCCGCAAGGAACGATTCAACAGAGACATCGGTTCGCAGCAACCATGTGTTATCGTCTGTGCTGTAAATCAATACAGCATTGTTGGTTTCGGAAGTGTCCAGCGGGAACGCACAGTAATATTTGCCGTGCCATAAAACCGCGCAGGACTGGTCAAGGAACGCTTGGTTCATACGCGAGAAGATTTCTTTCGCAAACGCCTGATAGAAAGCCTGTACAGTTAGTCCGTCGTACACCATTACGCCGGTCTTGTCCAACAGGAAAATCCGTTCAGAATCAACAGCAATGGTATTGAAATACGGAGAGCCACCGCCAAACTGTTCCTTGAAGGTATATTCGCCGGGGTCAGTGCCAAGAATGCGCCAGACGCGGTTTTTCTTAAACGCTATCAGTTGGGAACCAAACGCGCGTAGGGCCGTGAAGCTATCCCCATCCCATGAAGGTTGGCTGATGTCCCCTGCGCCATCCTCCGGGATTTCGGTATCGGCTGCCCAGTCGGTCGGGTCGAACGGCGCAGAATATACAAGCATGTCAGGATCGTCGATGATCGCCCCACCCCAAATGCGTTCTGCATAGCGTTCGATCACGCCGAATTTCTTTGGGGTCGTAACCGTGGCAACAGAATAATTGTCGCCTCGGATCATTATCATCCCATCAAGCGCGTTAGACATCAACAGAACATCCACAGGCGATTCAGAGCCTTCCGGGTTGATCTCATAGGCCACCCAGCTCCATACATTGCTGGAATACTCGGTATCAGGCCATGCCACAGGAAGGGCAAGCAGCGTCCACGCATCAGCGCTCGGAAGCATGTAGTAGAGTTGCCCAGCAGAGGCGGCGATCAAGATTTCTTTCTCGTCCGCGCCCGTGTACCAGCGCCGGTACAATCTTGCAAGCGTTTCGATGGGATGGTCAAGTTCAGGGGTAAGCACCTGGCACTTTGCGGCAGGCTGCAATGTTCCCCCGATAGTTTCCATATTTTCCGCGTCCGTTGCATATCGGGGATCCGCGTTGATCGTATCCCCGTATTGCAGCAATCCCTTAAATTCAGGGATTACCGAACGCGCGTCGTATGTGTTGATCGAGTTATATGCCATACACTCACCACGGGATGTTCGAGAAGGTCTTTACTTCGCCTGTCAGCGGGGCATTGCCTAGCTTGGACTGTATCTCGCGGAAAGCGCCCAAGAACTGCACGCTGCGGTTCTGTTTGGTGGCGTTCCCGTTCTGATAGACTTTATAGGTCGCGTAATCCACAATCGCACTGTGCGCCCAAACAGGGACAAGAGGCACATCGGTTTCAGCAGAAAGCCGGGGATAATCGGCGTCGGCCACGTCGCTTATATGTTCGGACGCATACGCATACAGCAAGCGGTCATACCCATCATTGATGTAATCAAGCAGGTATGGCGTAAAATCTCCAACATCGTCCGTATCGTTGTTCGTCTGAAACATTACGGCGTTTTTGATTTGTTCGACCGTCACGATTATTCACCCGGCTTTCATGCAGGAGGTTAAATGTTGGGGTATCTGTTTCGGAGCTGGTCAAAAACAGAAACAGGAACCGATACGCGCTCGCCGCGCTTGATTGTCCACTTGTGGCCGTTTATGGTCACGCGCTCGCACATGTCGCGGTTAAGGCCGGATTCGCTTTCAGGGGGCAGCGGCAAAATGATGTCTACCATAGGCTCGTCGGTCACGACAGGGTTTTTCTTAGGCATAGCAACCTCCTTGAAGATAGGGGCAGGAATTACCCTGCCCCCTTTGTTTACGCGGTTGCGCCACTCTCGATACGCACAATCGCATCGTCGTTCAGGACAACAGCGCAGAAGCCCTTGACAGTCCAGGCGATAACCCCGCGCTGTTTGTGGGGGTCAAGCGCGCCACCGGGCGGGTAGATGTCGATGGAAACGTTGCCGTTGTTTGCGAGCTTGACCGTGCCGAACGCATCCTGACCGTAGATCAGGGTGGAGTACACATCCACGTCGGCGACACCGCCACCGGTCGGAACAATCGTCAGGGTCTTGGCGGTCGTCCAGTTGTTGGTCACAGAGGACGCGGGCTGCCAGCGGAACTTGATCTTCTTCGCGGTAGCATCGACGCTCTCGACGCACATCAGCGTGTCGTGGGTGCCAGAATCGGTATACCGAACGTATACCAGCCGCCCAGTCAGGTCGCGGGCAGAATCGACGGAGATAGACGCATCGTAGGTCAGTTCGCGCGTGGTGGCGTCGTAGTTGGCGGAGGCGACGATGGACGAAGTGGAGCCGAAGATGTAGGTCTGTGCAGCGAACACTTTCGTGTTGGTGCTCTCGTAGAACTTCACCTTGTACATGGTGCCGAGTTCGTACATTTCGATCTTGGCTTTGTCCTGGTACTTTGCGATGTCCGTCCACATGGAATCGGTGGTCAGGTCGTACACGACGTTGGGATGCACGATGGCGTGATAGAAGCCATCAGGGAAGGGCTTGATGTTCTCGCGTTTGAGGGTGCGGACGGCCTTCTTGATTTCCGCAGAGGTAAGCACGTCGGTGGCGAGCAGAGTAGCGCGGGTCGTGTTGTTCGCGCCGTCCACGTACTGGACGTTAAGCCCAGCGTTGAGGAAGTCGCGTGCAATCGTGTCCAAGGAAAGCGCGGCCTGATCGTTGAGCTGGTCGGCGGCGGCTTTGCTCATGTCGTCGAGCATGTACAGGTCCATCTCGTTCGTGATCTCGATGTGCCCGCCATACGACTTTAACAAAGCGGTGAACGCCGTTTCGGTCATGGTCTGTCCGGCCGGGGTTACGCCTTCAGACAGCGGCGTGGTAATCGCATCGAGCGGGACAAACCGGTGGAAATTGACAGTGCGCCCATTGTTGAGCGGAAGTGTCCGCATCTGCGCATCCCGCAGATGGATAAGCTGTGGCTGGATGTTCTCCTGCGCTTTCCGCTCGAAATACTGGATTACGGACGGAGAAACGCCGGAATCGTAGGTATGGTTCAGGTTGTCATAGACGGCCATTTAAGGCGCCTCCTTTTATACCCTGAACTTGCTCCCGCCTTCGATTGCCTTGTCGAGCTGCTTAAGCTGATCGCTGGTCATTTTGCTGATTTCCACCTTCGATACGTTTCCGCCGTTGGCTTTCCGTACGGGGGGCGGGGCAGCACTTGCCTCGCTGGTGTCCGACGTCATATATTCCGCAACGTCGTACATATCCCATTCCCCGCTTAATACTTTTGCCCTAGCGGTAGGGTCGTTTTTGAAGGTAGTCATGACGTCGATCCCTTTTGCGATCTGCTTCTCGGCTTGTTTGCCAAGCAAAGCTGCGCGTTCATCGCTCATCGTAACGGGGGTCGTTCCGGGTTGGGGATTCTTTAGGGTGGAATTGTCCTGGATTGATTCATCGGGAGAAAGACCGTAGCGACGACGCACCAGCTCGGTAGCGATCTCGATGTTTTTCACATCGCCGGACGCCACCAGCTCTTGCGCTTCGCGCTTGATGTTGCTGCTGCGCAACGTGTTAAGCTGCGGTTCGTAGATTTTAGCCAAACGAGCCTCGGTAGCTTCTACCGCCTTGGCAATGGCCGCATCCAGCCGCTTGTCAACACCCTCCTGAATCCGCTTCTGAATCCAACCGGGCTTCTGTTGCGCGTCCTGTTGCTGCTCAGGTGTGCCTTCCGTGGGTTTTTCCATCAGCACATCTTCCAGCGTAGCTTCCTTCGGAGCCTGCGACGCGTCGGCCGCCGCGCTCTCCTGTTGCAACATTTCGACCGGGTTTGCCTGCACCTGAGTATCTGCCATAAAGGTTTCTCCTTTATTACGCGACCTATGAAAACATAAGACGCGGATATGTGAAGGCTATCTTGCGACAGCCATACCACCATTTGGATTGCTACCAGCGGATGCCCCGCCCCCAGATGCGCCATTCGTGCCAGCAACAATTTCGCGGCCCCTGTTCGCGGTAGAGCTACGCCCTTGTTTAGCCAACTCATTCACGCTTTGCGTCTGAATCTGTTTCAGGGCGTCGTTCTCTTTCTGCATCTGTGCCATCTGCTCGGCCATAGACTGCAATTGAGTAGTCAGTTCATTCATTTTGTCGGTCTGCTTCTCCTGATCTTCAATAATGGGCATAACGCGATCTTTGCCCTCGAAATTGAGCAACCGAAGCAGAAGCGAAATGGGGAAGTTTTGCTGCGCCTGCGCTGCCATGGTGTAAATGCTCATAAACATTTCGTTCATGGCTTCAATACGCAGGGCGTTGCGCTTGTGAATCTCGATCTGAACGGAATATGGAGGCGGCGGGACGGTCTTTGTTTTCACGCCGAAGTAATTCTTGCGGTCAATCGTGACCTGACGCTTGTTTCCATCCTTGCCGTTGACAAGCAACATGCGCTCCTTGTCATAAAACTGCGCCATCAGCCATAAGATTTGTTCAACCATGCGTTTGAAACCATTGTTGAGAACATCCGTGCGCAGTTGGGCGATTTTTCCGCCAGCCTCCTGCAACGCAAGAATGGCTTTCGCGGAAGTTACGCCACCAGAGGTTTCGCCGCGTGAATATTCATTCGCGCCGCTGTCGCGTTTAAGGTCGGACTGCATATTAAGCATCTGCTGGACGATCATGTTATTCAGCGGTTCATGTCTGAGCCATCCCCAGTCCTGCCCCTCAACAACACTATCGCCCTCAACCATATCAACCGCATAATTTGCAAGATCGGCCTTGTTGATACCAGAGTTTTTGCGTACTAACAGCTTACCCTTGGACGACTTGCGTAGGTTCGTGTCCAAATACTGCGCGTAGCGGTTAATGTACCGCATCATCGGGGTAAGTTCGCTCACAATGCCTTCGCCGATGGGCTGACCTTCAATCGTGGAGTGAACATCCATCACAAACGGGTACATTCCGTGGCTAAAAACATTCTCGCGTTTTTCAAGAAGCGCTCTGCCGGCGAGATATGCCACGTTGATGTGGTATTTCCCGTTTTTATAGGTGCGATACCAGTATTCCAGCAACATTGCCCGCGCTTCGTCCTGCTGCCCGAGCGCAAGCTGTGTCGTTGGTATTCCGACCTGGTTGTATGCGTTGTCCTCGCCCTGAATATATGGCGCTTTGTCAGGATAATGCTCTTTGTACCAGCTAAGCGGGTGCCAACTCACCTTAATCAAGGCGCGTGCATCCTGTATATCTTCTGCTTTTGGATCCCAAATGAATGATTCAATCGGCCAGCGGATCAGGGCAATGTCGCCCTTTCCAAAATTGATCGTTTTGTCCCACACAATCTGTGTTACAGCCGAACCAGTGCAGAAAAAATCCTCCACACGGCGACGGTGGAGTGTTTCAAATTCATTTGTATCGTATACAATAAAGCGAATTGCATCCTGCAAATCGTCTGAAAGCTGTTGCTGGTCGGGTGTTTCAGGACTGAGTTTCGCTTCCGGCATATTCTGCATCTGATCTGCGATGCAGTTGTTCACGGTTGCCTTCAAAGTTTGGAGCTGCAGCGCGGGCGTTGCAGTCGAGTCCGTCCCATCAGGGTTAAGTTCAGGGTCTTGGTACTCGTCCCTCAGCCGCAAAACTTCCCGACAAGCCTTGGCCTCGTTGTGATATATCTGGATGTCGTTTTCAAACGTAGACAAACGGTTGTAGACAGTGTCAACAAATTCACGATCTTCTGCGCTCAGCTCTTGCGGCCCGATGGCCTCTATAACTTCATGGCTCACATTCGTGCCTCCCTATAGGGATCGAACTTATAGTCTTGCGCAGCTGGCATTGCTTTAGGACCAATAGGCCGCGCCATCAGGAAGTAACGTGTTTCATCGAGGCAATGATCCTCTGCATCAGAATCGACGTCCTCAACATGCTTTAGCGAATACGGCAAGTTTGGAACAGTCCGAATCCAATCCGTGCAGGTACTAAACAAGTATAGCATAGGTCTACCGGTATTGTCAAATCTGAGGCGTTCGTGTACCTGTAGTTTTCCGGGTAGCCGTGAATTATCGCCGGGACGAAACACAACGCCTTTCTGCGTACCGGACGGGCGCATCTGATCGGCTACGCTGTCACCACGGCTTTGATCGAAGATTGAAGGATCGGCAATGCGGTCAATGTGAATATTGTCCCTTGTTTCTTCGCGTTCACGGTCTACAATCCCTTCCGCGATCTGGCGGGGCGTTAACATCAGCCCAACATTGGGACGCGATTTTCCCTTTTGATCCTTTTCGCAGCCATACCATTCCCGATACCGATATACCCTGTCAAACGGGTCAACCGCCCACCAGCCAACCGAAAATGGACGAGTGTACCCAAAGTCAAAAGACATATAACGCGGCCAGTTGAGCGGTATAAAGAACGGGTCAATTACATGCGTCTTTAGCCGATCAACATAGTGCTCGCGGTCGTTTACGAATTCTGTGAACACCTGTCCTTCAAATGCGTCCCAGTCACCGTTTAATAATGCGCGACGTAGCGGGGCGGGCTTGCGCTCAAGCTCAAAGATATAATCCTTGGTGATATGCGGGTTCTCCATAGCCAGCGCCGGGATATATTGGACGTGGACGAGCTTTGTTTCATTGAGCGCTTCACTGAAAATCTTTAGCGTTTGGACGGACAGATAAGGTCCGCTATCAACAAAACGCGCCTTCACCCAGCTGTGGCCAATATTGCCTGGGTTGCTCGCTGAGCGAACAATTGGAATAACCCCAAGAACCGTCTTTGCGCGCAGACGCGAGCAGATGTAGTCGTATATGCTTTCTTCAAACGAGGTCAGTTCATCGAAATAAAGGAACTGAATCTCTGCCCCCTGAAAGTCGTACTTGTCCCGCTCGTGCTCACAGTGCCGGAACTGAATGACGGAACCATTCATCAGGCTGAACTCATGCCGGCCAACATTATACTTGGCAACTTCTTTCGGATAGCGGGACAGCGCTTCTTTGATATCGGTATCTTCCAGCTCCCGATAGTTTCTGCGAACGATGGTCGCGTTCGTTCCGGGAAACTTTATGCACCTGAAAAAAGCATCCATAACGATGGCACAGGTGTTATGCGTGGGGATAAAGGATTCGCCTGCCAGATAGAGATGGTCTGCCGAATCAATTGCAATGCACCGCATTGGGACAGGTTCAGGCAAGCGCTCGGCAGCTATGATGTAGCGAAATTTGGTGGTGCGGCGCTGTACAGTCGTTTGGCGTTCCAACTTCCGCTGCAAACGGAATACGGGCATAGACGGCGTAAACTTAATGCTCCACTTTGGGCCGCAATCTCTCCCATATAGTTTCGCCCGGCTCTCTCTGATGGTTGCCTTCATGCCAAGCGAGCGAATTAGAAAAGCAACGCCCTCAACAAGCGCCTTGTTTGTATTAACGAACTCAGCCGAGCCGGTCAGGTTACAGTTTCCATCCGTATCCATAAGCCCCTGTAAAAGAGCAAGGCGCTGACTTTCGGATGCCCAAAGATAATCGCAAGGTACGTGCTTATTTTGGTATAACCCCATTTTTTTAATAATTGTGACAAGCCCTAATACGCCAAA